TCTTCATAGATTCTTTTTCTTACATCTTGATCTGTAAGTTCTTTAAAATAATCTTGTTGAACTAACCATGCATAAATTACAAGACACATAGCTAAATCATCATTACATCCCTCCTCTGCTTCAAATGAGTTATGTTTCTGTATGAATGTAGTAAGTTCAGATATAATATCATAATCATTAAATATTATCTTCTCATCTTCAATCAAAGTTTTTAAGTTAGAACATCCCACCTTCTTTACAGTCTTGGACATCTTAACACCAAGTTGTGTTTTCTTACCTGAGAATCCTTGACCCACAATCTGACCAGCACGACCTCTCATTGAACATAGTAAGAGATTATCATACTCTAAGTCATATTGAATGATACTTGCAACTTGGTCTCCAATATCATTTACCTCACATAAAATAAAAGCATTGTTGTATGCCTTCGCAATATCTACTATGATACTGGGAAATAACATTGGTTTGATTTCATTATTTTTATACTTACCTATTACTTTATGTGGGAATGATGTGATATCTGTAATTACAAAAGCAGAGTAGTCAATACCTACACCACGAGCTACGTCAACTGTAATTACATAATCATGATTCTTAATTGGTTCAAAATAGATATCTAATCCACGATGACTTTTGATTGGTTCATCATACACTAATGACTTTAACTTTGCAGAACTAATCAGAGTATCAACAGAACCTAGAAACTCACATTCAAACTCAACACGAAACTGTTGTTCTGATGTGTTTGCGATTGTCTGTTCTTTCCAATATGAATCTCTGCCTGGCACTTCAGACCAGTGAACTTCTGTGGGTATATACTCATTCTTATTTCTTTCAGCATCATGCCACATTCGGTAGAAATGATTCATACCATGTGGTGTGGATACAACTATGACTTTTGTTTTTTGACCAGAAGAGATAGTAGGATAAACAGATGCAAAGAATTGGTCAGCAATGTGATTCGGGATAAAAGCGAACTCGTCAAGAAAGATGACATTATAGGATCCACCACGGACAGCAGATGCAGATGTAGACGCAGCGAGAATCTTGGATCCATTTTCTAACTCCAGAGAACCTTTGTTCCAAACAAGAACACCCTGTTGCATCCATGAAGGTAAATTTTCATATGCAAGTTGTAATCTACCTAAGAGATCACGAGCAGTTGATGCCTTGTTTGCAAGTATTGCTATATTTACATTATCATTAAACACAGCGTAATGCAACAAGTAAGATACCACAGTTGTAGACTTACCAGTCTGACGAGGCATCTTACAGATATTAAATCTGTCATTATGGAAGTTATTGATTAACTTTTCTTGAAATGGATATAGATTGAAATTAACTAGACCCTCATCAAGAGAAACAATCTTGATGTAGTTTTTTGCAAAGTAAACAGGATTATCCTTACACTTGATGAACTCCTCAATATTCTCTTGAGTAAATTCAACTTTTACGTTCGCTTTCTTTAGATTGGGATTACCAAGATATACAGTATCAGACATAATAAATTAAAATAAAATTAACACTTCCAGCGTCTTCTTGCTTGTCTTAACCTACTATTTGGATCTTTTGCAGCCTTTGGAAACTTCTTCATTTGACCAGCACTTCTTGCACAATAACTCTTTCTACGATTTGCAGCCTTAGAGCCTTTCTTTAATTTAGATGGTTTTGTAGTCACCGCAGTTTTAAGTTTTGAGCCTGGGTTTCTGCGACGATATGCTTCAACACCTTTCTTAGTCATACCAGCGCCTGCTTTTGTGGGTCTCTTGTGTCCAGACTTGACACTCATACCCTTCATATCATCCTCATGAATTACCTCTTCCGTTGTAGAAGTTTTTATAGGGACAATTTTATTCTTTACCTCTGGTGCTTTCTTTGAAGCATCTGAAAGTTGTTTTTGTCTTTTTATTCTCTGAACATCACTAAGTTTCATTCCCTCTGGGTCTTGTTCTTCACTCATCTTTTGTTTAACTTTTAGATCTTGTAATCTGTTAAGAGCTGCTGTTAACTTTGCCTTCTTTTTAAGATTAGATGGTTTAGATGAATACGCTTCAGATGTTGTTGTGGTATGTTGTTCATCCTTTTCATTCTTTGCAAGATTTTTCTTTTTATCTTTTTTAGATATCTTAGGGCCGCCAACTATGTCACCATATTCATCTCTCTCAACCTTCTTACCCTCACCCATCATCACAGTAGGTTCGCCTGGTTCAAGGTCTCTAGGTAAGAATGACATCAACTTTGCATCAGGATAAATCTTCTGAACTTCTTTTTCTACTTGTTGACGAGTTGGTCTAGAAACAGATGGCACGAACATCTGAACCATATATGTTTTACCTCTCCAAGTTAATACAACTTTATATGTGTGACCGTTTTTTATAAGACGAGTCTTTGACTCATTAGTTTCCTCTGGTTCTAAGAAGTTGACCTTTTCTTGGTCTTTCTTAGCCATTTTTCTTTTTGCTAATTTACCAGCGTCTCTTTGAGTTAGATACTCTGAGCTAGATTTTTTTTTTTCTTCCTTCTTTCTTTTTAAGAACTCAACTCCCTCATTTGTAGTTTTATTACTCATTTTATCTGCAACTGCAACTCCAGCTGCAACGGCCCCTGCACCAGCAGATGCTTTAGGTAAATCTTTTATAATGAGTTGTTTTGCAGCTCTCATACGAATTGCATTTGGAGTCACGTTAATCATCTTCTCATCAAGCTGTTCACCGTCATGATTTAACTCATCACCAGCCTTGACACAACGATTATATGTCTTACCAAATAGTTTTTGAGTTCCTGCCTTCTTATAACCTTTCCAACATTTCTTACCAGCTTCGTTTAACTCAATCATACCAGCAGCTTCAAGTGCTGCAACTTGCATTGGTGAGAATCCTTCTTTCTTTGTCTTATTACCCCAGTTTGCTGCACCAACCTTACGACACTTCACTAAAGCACCAGATGCATATGCACTTGGCCATACAGAATATCTTGACTTAACCTTATGATAGCAGGCATCTTTTGTACCACTACCCTTACCTTTTTTATCTTTAGCTTCGTTCATTGTATTTTTTCTGACAACTTCCTTTCCGCCAGGCCCTATGTCAGTAACCTTAACTCCAATCTTTTTCTCAGGGTTAAGTTTCACCTTAACCATCTTCTTTTCACTAAAATAATTTTCTGACATTTTCTTCTTAGGATCTGTAGAAACGTTTGTTGGTTTTGCTGCTCCTGTCTTTTGAGGTTGGCCTGGATCAGCAGCTCTCTTTCTTCTTGCAGCACTATCTCTCTCTTTCTTACTCATCGACCTTCTCTTGGAAGATGACACACACTTAGGAGTTGATTTCTGGCCAGGTTGTCTTGCACATGGTTTCCCATCATACTTACCACCAACTTGAACCCATCCTCTTACCTTACGCCCAGATTTGGTTGTACCGCTTGATTTACCAAACCAATCACGAAGACCTTCTTCGCTTACATTATATTTATCATCTTCAACACCTTCCATGGCCTGTTTGCGAATAGTTGCAAAGTAAACCTTCTTACCTTCTTCTTTACCATACTGTTTCTGCATACTCTTTTTCATATCAGACTTATCATATTTGTTCTTTAACATTGTGTCCTTTCTCTTCGGAGATGGTGTCATTGTTGCTTCTTCAATACCTTTCATTTTGTTCATTCGATATCTGATTGCCCAATCATCAGGAATGGTAAGGTGTTTTGCCTTGAATTGATTATGTAAAAGAGTTGGTGATATACCATTACGTTTTGCAATACCTTGCATCAACTGGTCAACAGAATCATATGTAATTGCACTAAGAGTTTTCAAACCATCTTCTAACTCAGTAACAGCGTTCGTAATAAGACCAACTGATTCTTTGATATTCTTAGGTTTCTTTCCTTTCTTCTTCATATCAATCGCAATCGCAGCTTGTTGTGCAGGGTTTGCTGCTTCGTTCATTCTCTTTGTTTTCTTTTTCATCGCATTGATATATTTTCTGTAGACAGCTGCCTCAGAGGTTTTACCCATCTCTCTCGCCCTTTGTTCCATAGCAACAGCCGCTTGAATCTTATGAGCATGAGATCTAGAAGAATTCCTGATTTTTGAGACAGACGCTTTTGCTTTAGCAACGTCCTTGAAACCAAGTCCGTGAATAGTTCCTTTAGGATCTTCATCAGTATATAAGTCAGAGTGTTTTTTAGATTTTGCTGGTTGTCCTGCTTTTCTTGGAATACGAGGATTCGACTTTTCGTAAATTATCGATTCACCCATTCCACCACCGCCATTACCACCACCATTACCACCAGAACCACCGTTACCATTTCCAGCACCATTCCCGCCGTTCCCATTTCCGTTAGAACTTCCGTTACCATTGCCGTTACCATTTCCACTATCAGATCTATTGTCACCTCTTGCGAGGTATCCACGAGCACCTATATGATACCCACGAGGAATCTTCTTACACTTTTTATCAGTGAAACAATAATATTTGCCTGGGGGACACTTTTTAGCCATTATTTTTTAGATACACCTTCGATGAGATACTTTTCTTTTGACGATGCTTTCTCAGCAGCGTATAATGCAAATGATTTTGTGGCAATCAATGACATAATATGTTTGATGTTGTTACTATCATTCTCATCAAGAGGGCCTGCTAAACCAATAAGGGCTCCTGTGACAATACCCAATTCAACAAGAACAACAAGAAAAATGAGTTTTAATGCCCATTGTCCTGTTTCAAAAAATTTTTTAATTTGTTCTGCTGCAAACTTTTTCATATTAGATATTCCGCTAGATGTATTTATACTTTCACTGTAGTCTTAGATAATTTAAAGACTGTCGAATCGGCAGACGTAGGTGTTGCACGAAGTCGTAAATTACCACTATTGATATCAGCATCAAATGTGGCAAGAACTGCACCTGTCCGAATCGTTCCATATTCACTCATAAATGCAACTGTTCCGTTGTGAATCACATTGATTG